GGGGCTGAACGTCTATTCGGCGTATGTCGGGAAACTGTCCGGTTCCTACGGCTTCGTTGCTCCGGTGCAGCTTTCGTTCTCCGGTTCGAACACGGCGAACATGCCTGCGGGCGGCTCTGCTCTTGGTACGGCGAACCTGACCGTCGCCGCTGGGGATTCGCTGGTCGTGTCGTTCTACATGAACGATGCGAACGATACGGCCTCTAGGCGCACCGCTTCGCAGACGGGATGTTCCGCCTACTACAAGGTTGGGAACGACGCGGGGACGGCTGCGGCGACGGGCTACACGACTTCCAGCAGTTCCGTTGACGGCGTTTCGAAGATCGAGGTCAAGGCTTAGTCGCCTTGGGCGCAGATGTACTTGCCGGAAATCATGGTGAGCGTCCCGGCAGGGCAGGGCGGCTTTTCTTCAGCCTGTGGTGTGCAAGCGGCAAGCAGGAAGATGAGCAGGTATCGCATTCAAAAATACTAACAGAAAAGGAAGTGAACGTGCCAACGCCTGAAGTCGAAGCAGTCAAGGGGGCCATCGAAGCCGCCGATCCGTTCTCCCTGAAAGCCCTCGTCCCGACCCTGTGGATGATCGTCATAGCCGCTTTAGGCGGGGTGGCGAACTTCTACCAGAAGGTCAAGACAGGGAAGGCGCGGGCGTTCAACGTGATGGAGTTGATAGGAGAAGTCCTCGTTTCAGCCTTTGTCGGGTTGATTACGTTCTGGATCTGCAAAGGCTACGGTGTGAACGAGTGGTTGACCGCAGCCTCTGTCGCCATCACAGGGCACATGGGGTCGCGGGCGATCTTCATTGCGGAGCAGTACTTTGAGCAAAAGGTCGGCGTGAAGATCCCCGAAGACCCGGATAAGACGGCCCCCGGCATCGTCCAAAGTGGATCTTGATAAAGCGGTAGACATCCTCGCCTCTGTAGTGGACAAGCCGCTGATCGCTGCGGCGTATGTCCCGGAGGCCAACTGCCTGCTCCTATCGTTCCCCGAGGGGAAAGACGTTTACATCTACGGCGACAGCCTGACGATAGAGCAGGAGGCAGCGAATTGAGCCTGCCCCTTACGCCTGCAATCCTTGAAGCGGCGTATGAGTTCCTCCGCTCCTGCCCTCCGTTCAATCGCTGGAAACTCCCCTGCGGCGAAGAGGTCGAGTTCTGCGTGATCCTCCTGAAAGACCGAGAAGGCGACCACACGACATACAAGGGCACGACCGACCACGTTATCCGCGTTTCTTCAAAGCGCATCGGCCACACGCACAGTCTGATTGTCGTGATGGCCCACGAAATGATCCACGCTCGGCAGGCTGTCACCAAGACATACACAGCGAACGTCGAGCATAACGCCGAGTTCCGCAGGCTTGCGGCTGGTGTCTGCAAACTGCATGGATTCGACCCTAAGACGTTTGTCTAAATGCCCACTCCACGCCTGTCCGTTTCAGCGATGCAGCAAGCGGTAGACGTAGCAGAACACTTCGACCAGATAAAGGACGCGGCAGCATCAATCGGCGTTCCTTACATGACTTTCAAGAACCGCCTAGACCGGGGCAGGTTGGAAGGACTCAGGCCAGCAAAGCCCCGCGAGTTCCGCCCCGTGATCCGCGAGAAGCTGGGACGGTCGCACATGGTCATACCGGACATTCAGGCGAAGCCGGGAGTCAGCAACGACCACCTTGAATGGATAGCGAACTACGCCCTTGAGAAGCGCCCCGATGTAATCGTGCAAATCGGGGATTGGGCGGATATGCCGTCACTCTCCAGCTACGACAAGGGGAAGCGGTCATACGAGGGGCGGCGGTACGTCAAGGACATAGACGCGGCCAACGACTCGCTAATGCGGTTTGAGCGTGTCCTAGAGGATTACAACCGGGCGAATCCTGAGACTGCCTACAACCCCGAGAAGCACATCACGCTCGGCAACCACGAGCAGCGGATTGAGCGCGCTACTGAGTTGGACGCGATGCTGGACGGAAAGTTGCTTATGAGCGACCTGCAATTCGAGGATCGCGGCTGGGACGTTCACCCGTTCCTAGAGGTGGTCGAAATTGATGGCGTGGAGTATTCCCACTTTTTTATCTCCGGGACGATGGGTCGCCCGGTATCCAGCGCAGCGGCATTGCTGAAGGCGCGGGGATGTTCGGCCACGATGGGCCACGTTCAGAAAATGGATGTCGCCTACCACCCGCAGACGCAGCGCATTGGGCTGATGTGCGGAACGTGCTACCTGCACGACGAGACCTATCTCGGGCCGCAGGGCAACGAAGCGCCGCGCCAGATCGTGATGAAAAATGAGGTTGAGGACGGCAGATACGACTTAATGGCGGTCTCCCTGCGCTTCCTGAAGAAGAGGTACTCGTGAGCGAGAACATGTGGATGGTGGTCACGTTCATTTATTTTGTTGCAGGCGTGTCGAGTTTCTTCGAAGGCGCTCCGTGGATGGGCGGGATGTTCATGGGCTGGGCGGCATCCAACGTTTGCGCAATCGTTCACATGTTCCATAAAGGATGACCATGCCAAAAACAAGCTTGATCGTGCCTAAATTGGGGAGGATTTTCCCCGTTCTCGGGATTGCTGCGTTCGTAGCGTCTTGCGCTACGGCCCCCGCGCCGGTTGGCTTTCAGGGCCGCTGCATCCTCCAGCCCGTTGCATCGCAGGACGGGTTGATGCTCGTCAACGCCGTCTGCGAAAGGAAGGAATGATTACTCTGGACGACCTCCGGGCGATCTGCCCGACGACTGCCAAGGCGCAGCTAGAGAAGTTTGTCGAACCGCTCAACGCCGGAATGAAGGAATACGCGATTGATAACAACGTTGCTCGGGAAGCGCAATTCCTTGCTCAAGTCGCGCATGAGAGCGGCGGCTTTAACTTCGTCCGAGAGATTGCTTCAGGAAGTGCGTATGAGGGAAGAAAAGACCTCGGGAACCTTGAGCCGGGAGATGGGGTCAGATTCAAGGGACGCGGGCTTATCCAGATCACCGGGAGAGCCAACTACGCCGACTGCGGGAACGCGCTAGGGCAGGACTTCGTGACGCACCCGGAACTGCTGGAGACCCCGGAGAACGCAGCCCGTTCTGCCTGCTGGTTTTGGGCCAACAAGGGGCTGAACGCGCTGGCAGACGACAACGAGACACTGAAGATCACCAAGCGGATCAACGGCGGGACAAACGGCCTACAGAGCCGCCTAGCGTATCTGGCGAAGGCTGAACAGGTTTTAGGATGAATTATGGACAGACTCCAACTACTTGCTGATCTTCTTCGGAAGCCGACTGGATTGCTTGGTGACACGCAACAAAGCATCCCTGTGGGGTCTTTGCTCAATCCTGCGACGGTTAACCCATTGATGGCGCGGAAGGTCGAAGCGCAGCGGCAGACGATGCCAATTGCAAACGCCTTGACCCGTTACAACGAAAGCTACCCGCAGTCTTGGGGAGAGTTCGGGGAGAACGTGAAGCAAGCATTCCCGACCCCTGCGAGTGGCGGGACGCGGGAGCAGATACTGGCTGCGGCGCAGAACTTGGCGATGGGCATCGGCCCGCAGATGACGGTGTACCACGGAAGCCCGCACCTTTTCCCGCCAACAAAAAACAATCCGCTTGGGGAGTTTAATTCTTCAAAGATTGGAACTGGAGAAGGCAAACAACAGCAAGGCGTTGGCTCTTATTTGGCCGAAGCCAAAGAGGTCGGCCAAAAATATGCAGACAAGGAAGCATGGAAACGCGGGATGGATTCAGGCTATCTATACAAAGTAGACGCGCCTGACGAATTGATTGCTTCTATGGCAAACCATGATTTTCCTATGTACAAACAACCTCAATCCGTAAAGTCTGCCGTAAACGAACTGTTAGATGAAAATGCGAAAAAAGCACTTAAAAATTATCACGGTTGGGAAGATGTAAATGAAGCGCCTTTCGCGGCGGTTATGGATGCATTGGAAATAGCTAGAGGCAACAACCGTGCGGCAACTTCAGAAATTTTAAGACAAGCAGGAATCCCCGGCATCCGCTACCTAGACGGCGGCTCTCGCACTGGCGGGCAAGGCACTAGCAACTTCGTCGTATTCCCCGGCAATGAGGGGCTGCTGAAGATTCTGGAGCGCCAATGAGTCCCCTGTTCCTGCCCCGCCTGCTGCTCGTAGGAGCGATCTGCGCGGCGCTTGTGGGATTGGGTGGAGTCCTGGCCCACAGGTACTACGCGCCGAAGCTGGAGGCCGAGAAACGCGCCTTTGCGGAGTTCCGTGGGGGAGTGGAGGCGCTGGGTAGGGCAGCGGAGAAACGCGCCCGAGAGACTGACGAAGCGAACCGAAAAAGGAAGGAACTAGCCGATGCTCAAGCGGTCAAAGCTAAACGCGACCTTGATGGTCTGTACGCTGCTTATGTCGGGCTGCGCGACTCCAGAAATCCCGGTAGCCGTATCCTGCCCCAGCCCGCCTCCGGTGCCGGAAGTGCTGAAGGAATCGCCTTCGACAGAACCGCCCTTGATAACGCGCTATCAAGCTTTGATCGAGGAGTTACGGGCCTCCTTAGAGAAGGCGATGAGGCGCTAGGGTCACTCAGGATTGCGCGGGAGTGGGCTGCGGGAAGGTAGCGGGGCCTCTCACCCCTACGGACGTTTCCTTGCCGAGCCTCTAGGCTGTTCCGTATCCGTCGATACGGCGTCCCCTAGACGGTGTTGTCGTTCCGGCTTGACCACTAGGATGCAACGTCTAAGCAAACACCCGGTAAATCTTGTTTTATCCCTCCTTTGATTCGCTGGATGTGGTATCGCGGCGCTTAGGCAAACATCGCCAAGCTGTCGGTGGCGCTGTCATAGTGAATCCCGCAGCGCACCAGTTCCTTGATCTGATCTTCGGTTGCAACCGCCGCCAGATCGTCAGGGCTTACGTCGATGAAAAACTTGTCATGCTCGGCTGCGCACACCATGTCACGACAGCCGGGTACAAGGTCATCAAGCAGCAGGAAGGCGTGAAGGTCGGGGCGCTTGCTGCGCGGCGACTCAATCAGTTCAAACTCCAGGAACTCGTCTTCGAACTTCTCAAATACTTCGCTAATGTCTTGAATCATCACTTACCTCCTTATGGTTATTCGCCCGATGCGTCATTGTGGCGCTCAGCCAGTATTTCTTTGACTGCGCAATAGATAGCGGTCAGGTGATCCGTCGCGGCCTTGATCGCAAAAATCCATCCCCATGTAGAGAAGTCGAACCCGAACGCCAGCACCGCGCAAATGGCCCACAGCGTCCCGATGATTTCTTCCTGGCGGCTAACGTCCATCGTGGGGCCTCGGTTGAGGTTCGAGGCGCTCGGGCTTGGGCTTGTCTTTTTTGCCCCATCGACCGCAAACGTATTTCATGCCGCACACAGGGCAGGTCTGCCCCTGTATCGGGTCTGGACAGTGACGGCGAGTTTTCACGGTTGGCTCCCCGGTTTCATACACGGGCGCTTTGGAAGCGACCATTCCACAGGGCGCAGCGCCTCGTCAGCCCCGCCTTCCCCGATGGTCGAGTCAAGATAGTTCCTGACCGACACAAGACCAGCGACCAGCGTGCCGTATGCCTCCTGAAACTGAACAGCTTCGGCTTTGCTCATTCCGTTCATTTGGTAACTACCTCCACTGTCCACCCGTCTGCGATTGAGAAATGGTGAATGCGGCCAGATTCGTGCGCCGCGATCCAACCTGTCGCTCCCGCTTCCACTCGCGGCGCAGTTGGGGCGGCGTCGATATAGTCTTGCAAACTGCCGACGCGGTTCTGTACGGCCTCAAGTGCCCTGTCATCACCACGGCGACAAGCCTGCCAGCCCGACAAGAAAGCCGCACGATAATTGGAGTCAGCCAACCGATCCGCCACCGGCTCGGCAGGAGCGGGCGCGGCGGCGAGCATGGCGGCGTGGAACTTGTCAAACAGCGTCTTTATTTCGTGCAGACTGAGTTTTGCACGATACGGAAGACCGATTGATTTCCACGCAGCATCCCACATCGCTAGTGTCGGCTCCCTCGGCACGCTCACGAACTCGCTCGTGGCCCCTGTTGCGGACGGGGACGACAGCTTCTCGGGGTGCGCGAGGACTTCGCGGAGGGTGGCGATGTAGCGCTCGTAGCTTTCATCCTCCACGGTAAACCTCACCCTATCTCGTGTACGTTGAAGATCCAGAATCGCCGCCTCCAACCTCTCGCGCAGGTCAGCCATTCGATTTCTCCTTGAGTGCCGCGTCGCGTAGGGCGCTGCCGGTTTCACAATCGGACACGGCCTCGCCGCAGTCCGCGCAAATCTCTTGGTGCTGTGCGTAGTCCTTCCAGCGCTCCGCATCCTTCTGCGCCTGCTCCAGCTTCCCGCGCAGGTCGGCGGACTCGCTCTCCAGACGTGCGTGCAGTTCGGCCAAGATAGAACAGACACGCCCGTAGGCCGGGGCTTCGTTGTTCGTTTCGCACGCATTCCAGTACAGCCGCAGCGTCTCAAACTCGGGCGGCGTTGCGGCAGGGGCGGCGGATGGCGCTCCTGTCTTCAACGGAGCCGCCAGCCTGAATGCCTTGCGAATCGCCTGCTCGCACATATCTGCCTGAAACTTGTTGTCCCCCGGAAAGTACGCCGTGACAATCCTGCGGATCGTTTTATCCTCCAGCGGGTACTTGTAACCTTCGCTCGATGGGGCATCGCGGCGCTCACTCATGGAGCCTCCGATGTCACTTTTACGCCGGAGTGGTATCCGACGCTGGTTACTCTCGCCCCAAGGGTGACGGCGCATTTCTGCGTCAGCGCCTCTTGGAACACCATTTGCGTCCCCGCGTTCTCCCTGAAGAACCCGACGATCTTTTCTACCTCAATCAGACTCTCTGACCGGATCGTAAAGGCGTACAGGTCAGTGTCCGTAGGGTTCACCGGGCATTGGGCACGGACTTCGTATTCATACGTGTTCAACAAAGAGTTTCTCCTGGTCTTGGCGTTTGGCGATTGACTGGCGCATGTGCGTGTAGCGGGCAAGGCCACTCCCGTCGATGCTGTCAGCCCCTAGCTTTTCAAAGTGTTCAAACCTGCCGGGATCGTTGACCCTCCCGACATGAACCCACTTCCCGAAATAGTCCTTGGCCGTCTTGATGATTCGTTCAACGTGACCCGACAGTTTCCAGTTCGTAGAGCCGCCGATAAACACTGCCGTGATGTCGTTCCACGGAATCGGTAGAGACTCCTGCCCGTCTTGGCAGACCAGCGCCAGAGGCCATTCCTGAAGGCGCGGTTTCCAGAGGTCGAATACCTCCAGCGTTCTCTGAGCTGACGCAACCACATCCGGGGCGCACACGAACTTGGCGTTCTGCCGGTGGTGGTATTCCCGCGCCAGAAGCGCCAGAAACGCCTTCTCATCGAACCGGCTAAATGCCCCATTGTCGATGGCCCAAGGACGCTCAGGCTCACGCAGGCGGTATCTGGTGAGGGGCGTAAGCAACTGCCCAACATCCCCGCCTATTTCATTGGCGCAGGTTGCTAGGTCGTGGCTGGTATCAAGCAAGGTAATCAATCGCCTCGTCCAGCGTCTTGAACCGCACAGGGCAGTGGTGTAGGAGCCACGGGGACAGCGGCGCGTTGGACTTGTCCACTAGCACCACCTTCTTGCCCATTTCTTTCACCGCCATGCGGATTTCCATCGAAGTCCCGACGCTCGGCTTGTCGTAGTAGACCAGCAGGGCATCGCACTGCCGGATGTCCTCCTCGTCTCCAGCTACGATCACATCGGCAATGCCGGGTGCAAGTTCGCGCCCCCGGTAGTCCCGCGCCATCGGGTCAAGCGTGTCGGGCAGGCGCGTCTTGGCGTACTCGCGCCAGTTCTTTGCATCGTCGTCAGTTCGACCGTTGATTGGGCCGCAGAGATATACCTTCACTTGTCGCTCCCCTCAGTCACGGGACGAATCTCCCTTCTGCTTGGTGTACTTTGCCCGCTGGCGGCAAGCGTTCGAGCAGAACTTCGCAGTCTTGATCCCGCTGAACCGCTTGCCGCAGGAAGGCTCCGCGCAGTAATGCCAGTGCTTGCCGCGCATGG